TCTTTACAGCGGTAAGTCTCCGGCGCAGAGAGGCGCGGAAAAGCTTGTAGAAGAATATCAGGCTCTTAACGACGCCACCACGCGCCGCGAAGAATGGATGGCTGTTCAGGCCATCGTAACAGGCGCAATTCCCATTGTGGGCATCGGCGTAAATGAGACCATCAGCTTTGGCCTTAACAACACTGTGACCCTTACCGGCGCTAACCGCTGGGGCCAGAGTGGCGTAAAGATTCTCGATAATCTCGACGACTGGGCAACTACAGTTCGCAGAAACGGCTTTGCTAATGTTGACATGTGCATCATGGGCAAGACCGCACTTCGCCTGTTCCTTGCCGACGAGAGCGTACAGAAGGTTCTCGACAACCGCCGCGTCGAAATGGGCCTTATCAGCCCGCGTGATCTGCCTAATGGCGTAAGCTACATTGGACACCTCAACAAGCCGGATATGGACATCTACGAGTACAACGAAGTTTATCTGGACGATTGGACAGACCCGGATAACCCGGCAACCAATCCGCTTATCCCGGACAATAAGGTTGTTCTGATCTCCAGCAAGGCGGATTACATGAGGGCTTACGGCGCATGCACCTATATTGACGACGCCACGGGCCAGTGGGTAACTGTAGATAGCGACAGAGTGCTGCGCTCTTATGTAGAGCACAGACCGGACAGAAGGATGCTTGAACTGCAGGCTCACCCGCTGCCGATTCCCGACAAGGCAGACAGCTGGCTTGTCGCGACTGTTTGCGCATAAGAATGCACGCCCTGCCCGGTCTTCCGGGCGGGGCTTTTCACAGGAGGTAAAGCATGGCGCTTTTTGAACTGACACAAAGCTATGAGAACGCGGAGGACGAAGCCCGGCGGCTGACCTTTAAAGATGCTGTCGCAAAGGACATCGACGACACGTTTTTCAATGCCGATGAACATGCGGAACTGCATACCGTGGACGGGAAAGAAGCTCTGGTGGTTCTGGAAGAAGACGACATTCGGCATTTCAATTCCCATTGGGAATGGGGGAAGAAAGGCCGCATGGACGACGGGCTTTATCTCGCGCACTCGATTCTGTATATACGCGTTGAAGACTATGGCCCAAAGCCTAAAGCTGGTAAAGAACTTGTTCTCGATAGAGAAACAAGTATGAAGCGAACATTTCGCATTCTGCAGTGTCAGGAAGAGCAGGGTGTTTACAGAATAACCATGGAAAGGGCAAGGCAAGGATGAGCAAGTCGATTATTACTATTGACGGCGCTGAAGCTGCAGAAAAAGGGCTGGACAACTTTACACGAGTGTTTCCCGGCACTGTAGCCCGGGGACTTAATGCGACAATCGAACACACCCGATCACGATTAGTGGAAGAGGCGCAAGAACGATATGCTATCAATGCTGCAGGCGCAAGACATCTTAACGACCTGAAGCAGCACGAAAGAGCAAGCAGCGCCAGCCTTGCTGCCAGTATGCGCATAAGAAAAATGCGTAATGACCTTGGTTATTTTGAGACAAGCCCCGATCGGCCATTGCCGGGCATAAAGTGGAAAAGCGCGCCGAAAGGTGGTTTTGCCGGGCATGTCCTGAAGAGTTCGCCCATGACAACTCTTGGTGGTATTGAGGGTAAGCGAAGCAAAGGATTTTTGGCACACTTCAAAAGCGGCCATGTAGGCATGGTTGAACGCGTAATAGGTTCTGAATCAGAAAGCACAGTTACCGCTCGGGGCTTCAGGCGATGGCGCAGCAAAAACGGCAAGATCGAAGCGCTCGAAACTGTAGGCAGCCCGAGTGCTGCAGCGATGATTAACACCGTATGGCCGGGACAGGATGTGGAAAGTGCGGAATTCTTTATTGAAAGGCTTGGCGAAGCTATGAGGGGGGAGTGATTAACCATTGAGTTACATCAATCAACTGCGACAAGTAGGTATTGGCGGAACGCCACGGTTATGCCAAAAAGCCCTTGCGGAAGAATTGGAAGCCTTGTTTGATGGGAAAAAGTACAACTCACCCACCGGGAAGAAGGCAGTTTCTATTTATCAACAGGAAGCGCCTATTCCGCAGGGAATTGATGCCGACGCGGACACAGAAGATGCGCCCACGCCGTTTGTTATTGTCAGGACAGAAGAAGGCACAATAAAAGACGACGATTCGCCGCAGATCATAGAATTCAGCATTATATTATGCAGCTATGATGATAGCAACGCGAGAGCGGGATGGCAGGACGTTGTAAATATGCGGGAGACTATAATACAGCATCTTTGCAGCAGGCCATATTTTGGAGACGCGTTTACCGTTGAAAAACCCATCAAATGGGCAATGCAACAGGACGATACCCACCCGTACTATTATGGCGTCATTACATTAACTTGTACTGCGCCTGCCCTGACGCAGGACACTGAATTAAAGGAGTTCTTATGAAAAAGAAAAATAACACCGGGGAACCCGTAACAACTGAAAGCGAGATTTTGACGGAAGCTGAAAATCAGATAGTCAAAGCAGTGCCGGAAGAAGAAGCGGGCGCATGCGTTTACTGCGGGCCGAGCGGGCGCAATGTCGTAAGACAGTACACCGTATATACAGGAGCTATCCCGGAAAGCGTGAAGGCGTTTCTTGAAGCGTACCCGACAGCGAAAGCGCTGCTGGTTCCGCTCGACAGATTCGCGGAGACCCGCAAAAAACTGGAAACAAAAGGATCGGCAGAAGCCGTTCTGTATAACAAAGTCAAATCGGAACTGTAAGGAGGAGATCAAACAATGTCTACTTACAAACACGGCGTATATCCCAGCGAAGTTGCAACCAGTATGGTTGCCCCTATTGCGGGCACTGCGGGCCTTCCGGTAGTGATCGGAACCGCACCTGTAAATGTGCTGGCGAACCCGTCTGCAGCGGTCAATAAGCCGCTTCTTGTAAACAACTACAAGGAAGCTGTCGCAGCCGTAGGTTATAGCGACGACTTCGCAAGCTACACTCTCTGCGAGGCCATCAGTGCAGCCTTTAGCGTGCTGGGCGTCGGCCCGCTCATTCTCATTAACGTGCTCGACCCCAGCACCCACAAGGTGGCTGTTTCCGAAACAGAGGTTACTGTCAATAACCTTGTGGCAAAGCTCGAGGTCAAAGGCATGATTATCGACGGTCTTACCGTCAAGGTTGGCAGCACGACCCTCGTAAAGGGTACGGACTACACAACCAGTTTCAATGACGACGGCACGCTGAATGTCATTCTGACATCTACCGGCGGTGGAGCCAGTGCTACGGTGATCAAGGTTAGCGGTTACAAGGTTGACCCGACCGCTGTTGCTGCTTCCGACATCGTAGGCGGCGTCAATTCGAACACCGGCGAGGAAAAGGGCCTTGAGGTAATTCGCCAGATTTACCCCAAGTTCGGCATGACGCCGGGCATCCTTATCGCACCGCGTTTCAGCGCAGAGGCAACCGTTGCTGCGGCGCTGCAGGCAAAGACGAAGGAGATCAACGGCGTATTCAAGTGCGTGTGCATCATCGACATTAAGAGCAGCACCGGCGGCGCTCTGAAATATGGCGATGTTAATACACAGAAGGCTTCGCAGGCCGTTTCCGACCCGAACGCCTATCCTGTATGGCCGTTTGCCAAGATCGGCGATGTGATCTATTCCGGCAGCTCTCTTGCCGCTATGCTTACCGCATACACCGATGCAGTAAACGACGATACACCGAATGTCAGTCCGAGCAACAAGACGCTTCCTATCTCCGCTGCATGCCTTGCAGACGGTACGGAAGTAATTCTCGATCAGGATCAGGCAAACACCGTCAACAGCTTCGGTGTGGCAACCTTCCTGAATATGAACGGTTTCAGGCTGTGGGGCAACAATACCGCGGCATATCCGGGCAACACCGACCCGAAAGACCGCTGGTTCAGCGTTCGCAGGTTCCTTAATTGGGCAGCGAACACCTTTATCCTTACCTACTTCCAGAAGGTAGACAGCCCGGCCAATCCGCGTCTTATCGAGGCTATCGTAGACAGCGAGAACGTGCGCGGCAACGGCTTTGTTGCGCGCGGCGTATGCGCCCGCTATGAGATCGTCTACAACGAAGACGAGAACACGACCGCCGACCTTCTGAATGGATGTATCACATTCCATCAGTACATCACGCCGTACACTCCGGCAGAAGACATCGAGGACATCATCGAGTTTGACCCCGACGCTCTTGCTGCCGCGTTGTCTTAATAAGGGAGGTGCAACGAAATGATAAGCAATAGCTATATCCCCGAAAAGATTAACGATTACAACGTGTATCTTGACGGTACACAGATGATAGGCGTTGCGGCCACCGCAACGCTTCCCCCGGTAAGAATGAGAACCAGCAATGTTGAGGGACTTGGTATCGGCGGAGTTCTCGAAAGTCCGGTTATCGGGCAGTTTGAGAGCATGCAGCAGGAAATAAAGTTCAACACCCTGTATTCCTCTGCTATGGACATGCTCAATCCGCTTTCCGTGATAAACCTGACCTTCCGTGCTGCGCAGCAGGTATATGACAAGACCGGCGGCTACAACTTCAAG